ATAGTTATTAATGTAATCATGTAGCATTTTGGCACCATTATCTTCAATTGGATCGTAAAAACGTATTGTTATGGGCTGCCATCTTGATTTTCCTTTAACGTGAAATTCTGTATTTATGTAATCTACTGTGATATGATTATTCTCTAAAGTAGGTCTTTCTGCTGATTTTATGGCATACGTAGGAAAAAAAGGACCGAAAGGGTCTGCTTGCATATACAGCTCAAAGCGCATTTGCTGCTTTGGGTTAAAATACTTAAAAGGTTTGTGTGTAAATGCCATGTGTATTTTATAAGCACAGAGGTGCATTGGTGCACCTCTGTGGTTTATTAATAATTACCCCGCGTTAGGTCTTGTTACAGGTACTGATGCGTCTACGTCACGAACCAATACATTTGCATTTTGAACAGGTGGCATAGTTGCGTAATCATAAGTTATAGTTAAATCCAACATGTTTAAATCATCTGAAGATAAATCCATGTTTCCCCACTTAGCGTCTGCAATAAAAGCTCCGTATAATAGAAACTGATCTACAGCATCTCCATGAGGGCTAACTGCCTCAAATCTTAAAGTTCTCTTATATTCCCAGATATATCCATCTTCTCCGGGAGTTACTAGTCCCGTGCCAGTTTGAAGTAATCCAGAATTATGATGAAGTTTACTAATCCAGTCGTGCAAAAGTCTAGCGCCATTTACTTCAATTGGGTCATATAATGTTACAGAGATATCTTGCCACCTAGATTTACCTTTAACCTTAAATTCTGTATTGATATAATCTACAGTTACTGGATTTTGATCTAGCGAGGGCCTATCCGCTGTTTTAACCATATAAGTAGGGATGTCCATTCCTCTATCATTAATATAGAGGACGTATCTCATCTGCTGCTTAGGATTAAAATATTTAAATGGGGAGTTTATAAATGCCATTTTATTTTATTTTTTTTGTTTATTCATTATCACCAGGGAAAGAAGCTCCTGTAGGTAACACAAAGAAATCTAAGATTATGAATTCCGCAGTTCTAGTCGGTTTTAAATAAATATTACCTCTTAGCTCATTTCTGTCAAGAACATCGGGAGTGTTATTGGATTCATCCATAATTACTCTAAAGTCATATAAACCTTGATTTCTTCTAACACTTTCCAAGTAAGGTTCAACAATACTTAAGAATCTAAGTCTTGTTTCTTTGGTGTTTTGTTCAAACACTAAATACCTAGAAGATGATGCGATGAATTTTTTAGCAGTGATTAATAGCCTTCTTACGTTAATCCTATCGAGTGCAGATCTTTTCTTTTGTAAAGTTTTCTGTCCCCATACAACTACACCTTCTCTTGGATAAGTAGCAATAGGATTAATATTGTACGTATAAAGTCTATCTCTATCTCCTAAAGTTAATTTTCTTTCTGCCTGTAGAGCTACGTCAATGGCACCTCTATTTAAACCGGCTGGAGCATACCAAGGAAACTGTACGTAGTCATTGAATGCAATAACTCCTGATACTACAGTGGATGGTGGAACCCATACATTTCTTCCTAAGTCAGCGTCAGCTATTTGTACCCATGGATAGTAGTAAGCAGCATAAGAAGTATTTCTTGCTAAGGCTGCGTTTATAGCTTGTCCAATAGTATCGCCGTATCTAGTTGGGTCAATTACCATGAAAATATCTCCTCGATTTTCAATCATGGCAATCGCTTTTGTTATAATTTCACCATGTTGTTCACCTACTCCGTCAATAATTCCGGGTATAAGTAACATGTTGATATCATATTCATCTGCATTAGCTAAAATGTCAATAGCATCCATATAAGCAGTTGAACCAGAAGCTCCCCCCGCTAAATCATCTAAATTAAATCCTTGACTGTTTTGTCCGCTAATTTTATCAAAGAATGATCTAGGATGTTTTACATATCCATCTGAACCTCCTGAGAAAGTACCAGATACTTCAGCAGGTAAACTACTAGAGAACGCGGCAACTCTTATTCTTCCACTCTCGTTCAAATAATTGTAATTCTCTTTGAATACCTCTACTCTAATATACCTAGATCTATTAGGGAATGAGCCACTTAATTGTAAGAATGGGATACCGTCGGAATCATATTTCAGATTGTACGTCTGATCTCCAATAACTCTACCGATGTAGTTAGTATCATTAGGGTCTAAAGTTAAGTCATTGTACTGCTCTACAATTACTTTTCTATTGTGTCTGTCATCTCCTCTTCTTATGTACAAATCAAAAGTACCTAAATCAGTATTAACATCTCTTACTTCCCATCTTAAATTCTCTCTAGTTCCTATGTTCAATACTCCTCCCGTAGAGTCATCATTAGGGTTTCCTACTCCATTATTAGAGGCAATAGAAGTGAGTGATGTATTTACATATTCACCCGGAGATACTACAGTGAGTTTAAATGTTTGTTGAGCGGCTGTAAAATAAGAACCGGTTAATTTAGCCTTAATTCCAGCAGGAGCAGCAGCGTAAGCACCTCTAGTTACTACATTTGAACTTGCGTACTCATAATCACCAGCTAGTACCCTAACAACGGTTAAGTTTTCTGCATATCTCAAATATTCTTGTGCTACATAGTCTGTTAAGAACTTGTACTGTCTTTCGGATGTACCAGAACCCGAACTAAAGGCTCCACCAAAAGCTCTAAGGTATTCCTCGTAAGAGGAGATTGTAGAAGGAACGAACGCGGGTCCTTTTAAAGTAGGACCTACAACCGCCGCTCCTATAGCTTGTATTTCTAAAGGTAAAAAACTAAGGTCTTTTTCTCTTGTAAATACGCCAGGACTGACTATTCTTTCTGCCATTTTTTTGTTTTTGTCAATTAAATATTATACCAAGAATTATTAATAAATTCTCATTTGTTATAAATATGTTTTAAAAATCTCAAACAATTAAAAAATATGAAATTACGTTAATCTTTCCGACATTGTTACCTTTTTAATAGATAATGCTTTTTGAATAGATGATTTTCTCTCTACAAATGCCGGCATAAGTGTAGCTAATACTCTTAATCTTGTAGATGCTTTTACAATTCTTTCTTGTTTTGATATATTGACTGCGGAAAATGTAAAATCTTCGATGTGTGTAACAAATTGATAATCATTTCCCCACACAAAATTATTAACAGGTATAAATTGTTCTATTACTTTATTCAGCTGTTCATTAAAATCTGTCCAAATGTTTAAATCATAGTACACATAGTAGTATTCAGGTATGAGAGTAATGTATATTTCTTTTTGTGGTAAATCTGTATTGCCCCTATTGTTAGATCCATACCGGGCATTATTTTGAGTGTACCCATCTCTGTAATATACCCTGCTAGAAACTCTGTTGTTTACATCTAACTTAGCGAAGGCTTTATATTCTTCCATTCTTGTCCGAGATAATGTAATTACAGGACAAAGAAGTTTGTTTTTTTCATCTCGCATAAAACCATTTGATTGAATTTGAGACCAGAGTTCTCCGCTACCATACATCACAGGAACATCAATCATTCTATCTCTATCTTGAACTTCAGGTTTGATGTTATTTCTAATGTATTGAAGTATAGAGTAATCTACATCATATATTGTAATTTCAGGAATCTTAATGTAATCATCGTCCTCTCTAGTCTGCTCTCCTCTGTTTACTTGATTTCTGTAGAGTTGATTATATACCGTAGGATTTATCGTAGATTTAGCCATTTTAATATTTGTTTAGTTCATCATACGCGTCATTAATTCCGGATCTATAATCAGTGGTAGTTAAGTTTGTTTTTCTACTTAAGTGTGCTTGGGCTATGACTGATATATTATAACCAAATTCAGATTCTTCTCCTAATACATGGGGTATATATGTTTCGGGATTTCGTCCAAACCAAGCATTATCAGAGAATACATTGTTTAGTTCATAAAAATCCATATCAAAGAATACATAGTCTCCGGGTTCTATAACCAAGTCTCTCTCTAATAAATCGTCTCTTAAAAAGTAAAATGTAGCTTCTCTTTCAAAATCCAATCCAAAATCAGTGTCAATAGTTTCTTTGGTACCTCTTTTTATGATACAGTTTAGTCTAGTGGCATTATAAAATACTTTACTAGGTGCTTCCCTATATATGTTCTCTCTAGTATCTTCCCTAGATAATTTATAAAGTTCAACCTCTAAGGCCATTACTTTATTCACTCTTTCTCTGTTTATACTCCTAACTAAAGAAGCATCTCTACCACTTCCAAATAGTGCCATTATCCTACGTATATTTTAAGTGGAATTACTGCTAAAAATTTTTCGTGAGCTTCGGATTCTGCCATCTTTCTTTCTAATTGAGATTGACGGCTAAATTGATCTAACTCTATCCTAAGAACATCTATTAATCTTTGTTTTTCTTCATTTACCGAGTACATCAAATCTTCTGTATTCAGTACGATATCATCTTCTAATCCGGGTAAGGTCTTATACTTTCCCCTAACGTAAGCAAGCATTTCTTTAGATAAGACAAGCGTGTACTTCTTTATCCATTGCTTACCGATGTCATTTATACTAGAATAAGGTAAGGTGAAATAAGGTATAGTAGCATGGCTATTTATTTTACCTGTACCTCCTTTATTCGCATTTTTGTATTCGGAATCTAAAGTGTATTCAAACCAAATTTTGTATTCTCTAACCGGTGTAGGGAATATTCTTATTCTATTATTAATTATCTCGAAGCCGTATGCAGATTTTCTTATTTGGTCATTAAACTCTATAGCCTGCATCCTAAGAATATCATGGTGCATAGGCATT